TCGCCACAGAGGAATGCTGATGAGTTTAACCACAGAGGACACAGAGCACACAGAGGGGCTTTTGCTTCATCCTTCTTCCTTCATCCTTCCTACTTTCTGCCAATGACCCTCGGCCGCACATCTTCCGGAGCCATAAAAATCAAAACCGACGGCGGCCTTCGCGCTGTGAATTGCACTTGTTGTGAGACTGGCCCATGCAATTTTCCTCCTGTTTGCTTAAATGGTTCCTATCCAAATAATGGATGGGGGTCATATCAAGATACATGCTCGACAAGTTTTTTAAATATAGCAGGTTGCGATAATTCTGCGCCGCCAGGAATAGCAAACGCATTTTGGATTCCTTTTTTATGCGGTGGAGCAAAATGGGCATTACTTATAGCAGGAAGCTCCGGCGGAGCTTGCTTGGAGAATGTGGCAACAAATTTTTATTGCAAAAGTGACGGCATAGATTCGCCGATAGGCACTTATTATGGATACAATTATGGTGGTGATGGTTATTTAGCCTTCACCGTTACAGAAAAGGAGGGTGGATCATGCTAAATCTCTCGCCAGAATCACTCGCAAAAATCCCTGCCGACCAAATTTCAAAGATGGAGATGGTTCACAATTTTTTGATGAGCATGCAAAAATTTGCAGTATCGGGATGCAAGCAGTCGCTTCCAGAAATCCTCGCCGAGCGAGAATCTATTTGCCGCGCTTGTGACCAATGGGATTCCGAGGCGTTTCATTCAACCGGCCGCTGTCGCAAATGCGGTTGCAGCACTTGGGCCAAGCTCCGCATGGCCACCGAAGTTTGCCCTCTCGGCAAGTGGGAAGCCATTTCCTCCCCCTCTGTGCCCCCTGTGTCCTCTGTGGTCAATCCGCTCCCGCCCGCTCCGTGAGCCACTCGGAAGCCCGAGTGATTTGACACCCGCCGCTCGCGTAGCGGCATGAAACTTTTCCTCGATCTCAAAAACCGGCGCTTCGTCAAGTCCGCCGCGAGCAATGTCGCGCTCGACCGCCTCGTCCTCAAGCGCCGCGACACGCTCCCTATCGAGGTCGTCTATGTCGAGAACGGCGCAGTCGCCACGCCCCCCGCCGGCACGACCGCCGCCGTCGGCCTCAAGGCCAAATTCTCCGACGCCAATTTCCTAGCTTACGCGGCCCCCGGTCAGACCACACTTGATCTAAATACATTGCCGGTCGAGGCCGCGTTCTCTTCCAACCCCGCCACCGTCAGCGCCCTCCTCGAAATCAAGTGGGGCGCGCCAGGCACCGCCCACCGCACCGCCACCCTCGCGGTGGAACTCCAAAACGCCGTCATCACCGGAGACGAAGCCACGCCCGCCGCGATTCCCGACGGCAAGGCCACCCAAGCCGAAGCCGAAGCCGGCACCGACAACGCGAAGTGGATGACTCCACTGCGGACCGCGCAAGCCATTGCGGAACTCGCACCGCCTCCGACATGGGACAGCGTGACCGGCAAGCCGGCCACCTTCCCAGCAACGGCGCATACACATCTCAAAGGCGAGATCACCGGCCTGCCTGCCGACCTCGCCGCCCTTGCTTCCGCCGATACCGCGCTGGATGCACGGATCGACCATCTCACCGCCAATCTGGACCCGTCCGCGCTAGACAGCATCGCGGAAGCAGCCTCCAGCATCGGGACGCTCCAAAACCAGCTCGACACGCACACCCACACGGCCAGCCAGATCACCGACTTCGCCTCTGCCGTCGTCGCCGTCTCGCCTCCCGTCGATTGGTCATCCCTCACCGGCAAGCCCACCGAGTTCCCGCCCGAGTCGCACACGCACGCCGCCGCCGAGATCACCGGCCTCTCGTCCTACATCATCGCCAGCGCCCCAGGCCTCTCGATCAATAGCACGATCCGCTACGGCGACGGCACCGCCACCACCTTCCCCATCGACGGCCTCGCGGGCAACGATCCCGAGCATGTCCTCGTCGCCTTGAACGGCGTGACCCAAGCCCCGACGACCGACTACACCGTCAGCGAAGCATCGGGCACGATCACCTTCGACGCCGCGCCCGCCGCCGGAACCCAGATCGCCGCCACCGCCCTCGGCCTGCGAACCGTCCAGCCGCCGATCGATCCGACCCTCTACCTCTTCGCCTTCGACTCCACCCTCGACGGCCTCACGACCTACAGCGGCCGCCTGCTCAACGCCAACCGCCCCACCGCGCCAGCCCTGCCAGAGACCGCCACCACCTGGACAATCAAACGCACAACGCTCAACGCCGCCGGCCGCGTCCTTTCAACCGCCTCCGCCATCGGCTCGTGGGCTAACCGGGAAAGCCTCTCCTTCCAATGACGACAATCACCGAGAGCAACCTCAGCCAAAGCCTCGACCTCTCGTCCTTCGACCTGACCCTCCCCGGCCTCGTCGTCGAATATCCCACCCGCTCGGCCTTCCCTTCGATCGGAAAAGCCGACCGCTTGTATCACGCAATGGACGAGGGAATGCCCTACCGCTGGAGCCCCTCCGCGAACGCCTACGCCACCCTAATTTCCGTCATCGATGGCGGCGGCTTTTGACAATCACCCACCCACGAACACCAACCACTAACCCACCACCACCATGCCACAAATCATCAAAGTAAAACGCGGATCTGGATCGCCGGTTTCTCTTCAAGTCGGAGAGGTCGCGTTCGACACAACAAACAAATCCTTCTTCATCGGCACAGCCGAAGGCGTCCTGCCAATCGGCGGCGAGCATATCTTCGCTAAGAAGACCTTCGTCAACGATGCAGTCGCAGCCGAAGCCTCGCTCCGCAGCTCGGCCGATTCGACTCTGACCTCGAACCTCAACAGCGAAATTAGCCGCGCCACCGCAGCCGAAGGCGTCATCGCCGCGAACCTCGCAACTGAGATCAGCGACCGCGCTGCCGCAGTTTCTGCCGAGGCCTCCGCTCGCTCCTCAGCCGACTCGACCCTCGACGGCAAGATCACCACGGAAAAAGGCCGCATCGACGCGATCCTTTCCGCCGCTGACGCCGACAAAGATAGTTTTGCAGAAATTGTCTCGCTGATCAATTCTGTCGACACCACAAATGATTCAGCATTTGCCGGTTATGTGACCAGCAACAACGCCGCCCTCGCCAGCGAGACCAGCGCCCGCCAATCGGCCGACACCGCACTCGGTGGCCGCATCGACACTGTGGAGTCCGCCGCGACAGCGCTCACCACTCGTGTATCTGCCGCAGAGCAGGACATCATCGACAACGCGACCGCGATCAGCACCGAGGCCAGCAACCGCGCATCGGCGATCACCAGCGAGGCATCCGCCCGCAGCGCCGCCGACACGACCCTCCAAGGCAACATCGACAGCGAGGCTTCGACCCGCGCCACAGCCGACACGAGCCTCAGCAACCGCATCACCACCCTCGAAAACGCCAGCGCCGACAGCCGCCTGGACGCAGTCGAGGCCGATGTCGCCGACCACGAGACCCGCATCAGCGCTCTCGAGTCGACCATCGACGGCGGAACCTACTAACCGCAACCCACTCCCCGGCGGGGCGGCCCATGCCGCCTCGCCAAGCGGGGGATCCTAAAATCTCCGCTGAATAAAAAAGGCCCATGCCAACACCACAAATCATCCCAAAAAAATCGACGGTGCCGGGACGAATCCCGACCGCAAACGATCTCGCCCTGGGCGCGATCTCGATCAATCACGCAGACCGCCGAATCTTCGCGCGCAACCCGGCAACAGGCGAAGTCTACAAGCTCGCAGGCGCTGGCGAAGCCCCGGACAGAGTCTTCGTTTTCGACTCCGACGGCGACACCACATACCTCGGATACCTTTTGTATTCGGATGTGCCGGCAACCGGCTCCATCTACGACGCCACCGCGTGGGAAATCTCCCGCACCATTTTCTCTGCCGACGGAACCAGCTCCACCGAAGCCTCGGCCACCGGCGCGTGGAATTCCAGAACCACACTCCAATTTTCCTAAACCATGATCGCAACACCCATTCTCGCCTCCGGCGACAGCGTATCCATCGACCCCACCGCCGCCGATGTCCTCACAGCCACCGACGGAGCCATCAGCGCCGACGACGCCGGAGCCGACAAACTTCTCTTCTGGGACGACTCTGCTGGAAGGCTCACGCACCTTGAACTCGGCACCGCACTCAGCATCTCCGGCACCACGCTGAATGCCACCACCGGCACCCAATACCTCTCCCTCGCCTCAAAAACCCTTGCCCGATTCACCCCCCGCGAGAACCAGCCCCCCACCTCCGCGTTTGCGACCTTGGACACGCGAAACTCCATCGCCGTCCTCGATTTCGACGCCGCCACCGACGAATCCGCGATCTTCTCCGGCGTCATCCCCGACTACGCCAACCTCGCCAGCGGCCTCAAAATCCGCCTCGCGTGGATGGCCACCACAGCCACAAGCGGCAATGTCCGCTGGGGGGTGCAGCTCATGAGTTGCAACACCGACCTCGATGCGGACAGCTTCGACACCGCCACCCTCGTCACCAGCGCCGCCAACGGCACCAGCGGCATAGTGACAATCGCCGAAATTACCGCCACCGCCATCGACTCCCTCGCCGTCGGCGACACATTCCGCATCAAAGTCTACCGCGATGCCGACGACGCCACGAACGACACAATGTCCGGCGACGCCGAACTCATCGCCGTAGAAGTGCAGCAAGTTGCTTGATTTATGGCCTTAACTTTTACAGCAGCGAGTAGTCAGTTTCTTTCAATGCCTTCGGCTCCCGTTGCATCAGCCCCATTGACAATGGCGTGTTGGTTTAGAACCAGCAATGTTGCAAACACTATTTCTTTAATTTGCATAAATGATACAGCCACAAACAATCATCATTGCTTATTATTAAGGGGAGATCTAGCTGGAGACCCTGTTAATATTTTCTCGCAGTCAGGAGCATCAAGTGGAAACGCAGTTACCACTACTGGATTTAGCGCAAATACATGGGGCCATGCTTGCGGTGTTTTTTCTTCTAACGCAAGCCGTTCTGTTTATTTTAATGGTGGCGGCGTTGCAACAAACACAACCAATGTGCCAACATCGGGATTGATTCAATCATCAATAGGGGCGCGGCGAGTAGGACCAAGTAGTTTAAACGGAGTTCAATTTATGGAGGGTCAAATCGCTGAAGTTGGCATCTGGAACGCAGCACTCACCGCCGCCGAAGTCGCCTCGCTCGCCAAAGGCATGACCTGCGACAAGGTGCGCCCGCAGAATCTCGTCTTTTACGCCCCCCTCGTCCGCGATCTCAACGACCAAAAAGGCGGATTGACCATAACCAACAACAACGGCGCGACCGTTGCCAACCACCCAAGAGTTTATGCCTAATTACTACAACCTAACGACCAACGAACTCGTCACCCTCGCGCCCGAAACACTCGCCGCATGGGCCGCCGCCGGCAACCCCAAAGCTGCCGACTACGCCCCACTCCCCCCCAAGCCCAGCGACAACGCCATATGGGGCCAAGGCGATTGGATCACACCCGCCGCGTCTGTCTACACCGCCGAGGAGTGGACAGATTCGCAAGGCTACGGCGGCAACCGCAGCACAACACTCCTCTACCAAAAACTCCGCCTCGATGCCGCCGCGAAATCCTCGCCAAAGCTCAACGCCGTCCAAGCCTGGCTCGACGGAATGATCGCCAGCGGCCTCGCCCCCGCCGCCAGCAACTGGCCCGCCGCCCCGCACTCCTTCGAGGAAACGCTCACCGAAACGCTCACCACTCTAAACTCCTAATCCCATGGCCAACGAACTCAACATCGCCCTGCCCACCAGCGGCCTCACCGTCACCGCTCAACCCTACCAATCCGGCTCCGCCGTCGGGTCTGCCATCTCCTGCCCCGAAACCGGCTCCACCGGATTCTACAGCGGCAACATGACCGGCAGCGCAGGAACATACCAACTCGCCTTCCGCGCCTCCGGAGCCAATGTCGGAAGCGGCAGCATCGTATGGAGCGGCACAGCCGAAGTCCCTGCCAGCACCTTCAACCCCGCCACCGACACCGTGGCCAATGTCACCCTCTGCGCTACCACGACAACCCTCACCAACGCGCCAACCGTCCCCTCCGCGAGCGCCATCGCCTCACAGGTCCGCACCGAGCTTTCGGTTGAACTTGGCCGGGTGGATCAAAACATCTCATCCAGACTCGCCGCCGCTGATTACACCGCGCCAACCTCCGCACCGAGCGTCGTGGACATCCGCACCGAACTCGATGCGAACTCGACCAAGCTCGCCAATCTCGACGCCACCGTCTCCAGCCGCCTCGCCACTTCCGGCTACACTGCCCCCACATCAGCCCCAACCGTGGCAGACATCCGCGCCGAGCTGGCCGTGGAACTCGGGCGTCTGGATGCCTCCGTGTCGTCGCGTTTGGCCGGTTCGTCCTACACCGCGCCGACAACTCCTCCGACTGCCGCCGAGATCACGACCGCCGTCTGGGCCGCCGCCGACAAAACCGGCTACAGCCTAACGAGCGCCGAGCGCACCGCCATCGCGGCCGCCGTCGAAGGATCGCTGCTCAACGAAGCAGACGGCCAAGCCGTCCTCAACGCCATCGTCGGCGCAATCGGAAACCAGAACCTCTCCGAAGTCTCGCTCGTCGCCGCCGTCCGTGCCGACCTCGAGCGCTCCGGCGGAAAGCTAGACAGCATCCCGACGACCTCGGCCCCATCGGCCTCCACGGTTGCCGGAGCAGTCCGCACCGAACTCGGCACCGAACTAGGTCGCATCGACGCCGCGATTTCCTCGCGCCTCGCCTCGGCAGACTACACGGCCCCGACAGCCGCCCCAACCGCCGCGCAAAACGCCATCGCCGTTCGCACGGAACTCAGCACCGAACTCGCCCGCATCGATGCGCCGATCTCCGGAGCCACCGCGCCAAGCGCCGCCACCGTGGCCTCGGCCGTCCGCACCGAACTCAGCACCGAGCTGGGCCGAGTGGATGCCGCAGTCAGCACCCGCCTCGCCAGCAGCGCCTACACAGCGCCTGCGAACAGCGACATCAGCGCGATCAAATCCAAAACCGACAACCTGCCCGCCTCGCCAGCAGCCACAGGCGACATCCGTCGGAACGCTTCTAGCTCAGTCGCAAAGCTAATGAGCAGCGAGATCGTCCGAAACCGGCCAGGAATCAAAATGAGCGTCGGCGAGTTCATCGCCGCGCTCGCCCTGGTGGCGACCGTCTTCAGCGCCTCACAAGCCTGGTGGATCCTCCCCGAAAAAGTCTCCCGCGTGGAGGTCGAGAACGAAAAGCAGGAGCAGCGCCTTCAAAAAATCGAAGCCACCGCTGCCGACCGCGCCGAGACCTTGGCCCGCATCGACGAACGGACCAAGCGAATCGAGCAAATCCTCGCTTCGCGCCCATGAGGCTTTGACATGCCCGCAGGGGAGATGAAAGCAATCCTCTCCAAGCTCAAAGAACCGAGCACCATCCGTGGCGTCGCCATTCTCCTCGGCCTGGCAGGAATCAACCTCGACCCCGAAGCCGTCAACGCCATCACCGCAGGCGTGATCGCCGTCATCGGACTGATCGAGGTTTTCCGGAAAGAGAAATGACGCCCGCAAAAGTCGCCGCGCTGATGGTCCTCCTCGGCTGGATATTCCTCGCCCTCGCCTTCCTCACCGGCTGCGAAACCATCGGCGTCTCGCTCGAGACAGACTACGGCCGTTTCACCTATCAGCTCCCCGAAATCCCCAGCCGCACCCTGCGCGACAAGTGATGCACCTCTTCGACTTCCTCCGCCGAATGTTCCCCGCCGCGATTCCGCCCGCCCAGCCAGCGCTCAAGCCACTCCGCAAGCCCCGCGCCAAAAAGCCAACTATTAGGAAATCCCGAATAGTTGCCCCGAAAAAAAAGCCAACGCCGAAAAAGAAATGACCTCGCTCCTCGTGGACATCGCCGCCGCGCAAGTCGGAGTCCGCGAGGAAGGCGGCAACAACTGCGGCGCGAAGGTCCGCGAATTTCAAAAGGCCTCGGATCTCAAGCCCGGCGCATGGCCGTGGTGCGCGGCTTTTGTTGATTGGTGCCTGCGCGAATGGCTCGCCAAGCCCACCGCCCTCTCCTGGCTAAACCTCCAAGCCAGCACGCCCGAGGAATGGCGGCCCAAGACCGCCCTCGCCTACGGCTTCCTCGCCTGGGCAAAATCTCGCCCAAAGACCACCCTCATCCTCCCTGAAGATGTCCGCGCCCAAGCCGGTGACATCGTTGTTTTTGATTTCTCGCATGTCGGCATCGTCGAATACGACACCGGCGCTCAGCTCCTCACGATCGAAGGCAACACCAACGGCCGAGGCGACCGCGACTCGGAGACCGGCGACGGCGTGTGGCGCAAGACACGGCCAAAATCCATCGCCAGAAATTTCATCCGCCTCCGCCCCGC